CAATGGTCACAGCGGCGGCTCGGGCGGCGGCGGAATTGTTGTGGTCGAGGAGTACAAATAATGACCAAACTTGCTGTCATTCATGGAAATAGAATACTCGAATTTGTTGATGCAAAATTTGAGGCGCATCCCGACATAAAATTTATCGACGTTCCGGAGGATACAACAACGCAAGACAAGTATGTTGACGAAGCTGTCGTTAAGTACACCGAGCCAAAATTGACAATGGATGAAGTTCGGATGATGCGTAACGCTAGACTGGTAGAGTCCGATTGGACGAATGCGGGTGACAGTCCGTTGAATGATTCTCAAAAATCTGCGTGGGCTGATTACCGCACAAAACTTCGCGACTTTCCGTCAGTTGTTGATCTTAACAATATAATCTGGCCGGAGGAGCCTTCATAATGGGGATTACATTAGACGGCGATGGAAGCATAACCTCCTCATCTGGATCTCTTAGCCTTGGTGATGACAACTTAACAACAACGGGAACGATACCGGCCTCACAACTGACAGGTGCCCTACCAGCTATATCGGGTGCTGCGTTGACCAGCTTAACGAGCGCAAACCTTACGGGCGCGTTGCCAGCCGTGTCGGGTGCCGCGCTGACTGCATTACCGGCGACCTTGCCAGTCTCAAGTGCAGCAAACTTGACAAACATTCCAGCCGGAAATTTAACCGGCAGTGTGGCCGATGCGAGACTGCCGTCAGCACTGCAAAGTTTTCCAACGCCGGGAAGCAATGGAAATGTTCTTACATCAAATGGGTCTGCTTGGACGAGTGCTGCCGCTGGCGGGGGCGGTCTTTGGGAATTAATAAATTTCACCGAAATCACAAGCAACAGTGGCACCGCATCGATTAATTATACATCGTTAACTAGCCACCACGTTTTCAAATTAATATGTATGCAGTCCGCAAATCCGTTTTCTGGCCCCGGACTTAAACTGGGCGTCGGAACGGGTAGTCACGAAACGACAAGCAACTATCGCTGTTCTGAAGACGCCGGTAAGGCAAGCTTTACATCAAGCAACTTTTCGGCACTAGTAGATGAACGATATGGGTCCGTTGGCACTGCTTTCCGATTAGGTTTCGGGGGAAGCTTTGGCTCGAATGTCACTTATATTTTTAATCTACGCGCCGCAATTCAGACGCAAATAATTGTGCAAGCTTCCGTCGTGAGCGGAAGCAACAACTACATTTACAACATATCTGGATTTAAAAGCGACACAACCCAATACTCTTCTCTTCACCTTCTTCCAACCTCATCAGCCCACTGTATTGGTCGATACTGGTTGCTTGGGCTGAAGGAGTCTTAACATGAAAAAGATTGTAAACGGCGTCGAAATGGAGATGACCTCTGAAGAGGTTGAGGCGTTTGAGGCGTTCCAGAAAGCTGACGAAGAAGAAAACAAAGAGCGGGAATTAACACTCTTCCGGCATGAGCGAAACCGTCGCCTTGCAAATTGCGATTGGACGCAATCCCGAGACGTAAATCTAAGCAACGACGACGAATGGAAAAGCTATCGGTCCGCACTTCGCGACCTCCCAACAACAACTGACCCTGCTAATCCAACATGGCCAACGGAGCCTAGCCAATGACCATTAGATTAAACCCATCCAATCTTGGGCAGACGAGAAGTGACCTCGGTCTAGGTACGGCAGCGGTGGCTGACACTGGGACAGGGAACGGCGACATCCCTGTGTTGGATGGAACTGGATACCCAGCAATTAACGGAAGTCAAATCACTACGTTAACCTCTGCTAATTTGACTGGTGCGTTGCCAGCGGTGTCGGGTGCCGCGCTTACTTCTCTAACATCCGCTAATCTGACTGGGGCACTCCCAGCCATATCTGGCGCTGCCGTTACGAATTTAAACGCTGCCGCATTGGCCACAAACACAGTGCCCACAGCACGTCTTGGCTCTGGAACGGCGAGCGGCACCGTGTTTTTAGCGGGGGATTCCACATGGAAAGAAGCTGGCGGTGGGGGCTACGTTTCATCCCAAGTGTTTACTTCGACGGGTACTTGGACGAAGCCAAGTGGCATCAAGCTTATTCGCGTCCAACTCGTAGCAAGTGGCGGCGGTGGCCGCAACTGGGGTCCGGGCTGCGGGGCCGGGGGGTATTCAGAAAAAACAATAGATGTGACCAGCATCAGTTCTGTTTCGGTGACAGTGGGTGCTGCGCCGACCGGGCAGACCGCTGGTAATGCCTCATCCTTTGGCAGTCATTGCAGCGCGACGGGAGGTGCGGTGCCGTCTGGAACGGGGAATGGCGGTCTTGGGGGAATAGGGACCGGAGGAGATATTAATATTCAAGGGGGAGGGGCGGACGGCGGTCCAGCAAACGATGCTCCGTACAGATCATACATGGGTGGCGTTAGCTATTTCGGCGGCGGCGGGGCGGGCACCGCTGACAATCCGGGCAGTCCTGTGAACGCCACGAACGGAGCTTTTGGTGCGGGTGGTGGAGGATCTCACAACGGGTATAGTGCAATGCCAAATCCTCGAAGTGGGATTGTAATTGTTTGGGAGTACAAGTGATGAAAAAGATCCTTGTATTCGCGGAAACCAATATCGTCGCTCAAGTTTCGCAAGACGATTATGAATTTGAAGTTCATCCAAGTCTGGTGTGGAAGACAGTCGATAACGACAATGTCATGCAAGGGTGGAAATTCGATCCAGAGGACAACAGCGTTACGGACATTGTTTCCAAAGCGGAAGAAGAGTTCTACGCGACTCCCACCGGCAAGCGTAAGAAAATGACTGATGACCGTATTGCAGACTACGGAAGAATCCAAGATCAACTCGACGCTATTTATCGCGACATGCGAGACGGCACTACCAAATATGTCGAACACATAAGCGCCGTCAAAGCCAAGCATCCCAAGGTAGATCCGGTTGAAGATTGGGATAAAGACTCGGTGACCGGTGAGTAAGGAAAAGCCATGCCTTCGACGTTTGTAAACAATCTTCGACTAGAAGAAATCGCGACCGGCGAGAAGTCGGGAACTTGGGGCGATGTAACTAATGTAAACTTAGAGGCAATCGCCCAAGCGTTTGGTCGCGGAACAGAAGACCTGTCATCAGATGCCAATGCAACGATCACACTACAAGATGGTGTGCTCGATGATGCCCGTTCCTTCTCACTTAAGATTACATCTTCGGCAAGCCTTACGGCTACCCGCGAAGTAACGCTTGCCCCTAACACGGTTTCCAAAGTGTGGGTAATTGAGAATGCCACAACCGGAAGTCAGTCCATAACAATTAAGCAAGGTTCTGGAACAACGGTCACGATCCCGAGTGGCGACTCTGCTATGATTGCGACAGACGGTGGGGGTGCGTCAGCTAATGTGGTGGACATACTCAGCAGTCTTAAGATGGGTGACATCGATGTCACAACCATCACAGCTTCTGGTGCTGTTTCTGTCGGGGCGCTGACCGCTGCCTCTCTAGCACTTACGCAGGATTTACAAATCTCGGAGGGCGGGACGGGCGCTTCGACGGCTGCTGGCGCGAGGACCGCGCTTGGCCTTGGGACTGCCGCTACACAAGCGTCTACGGCTTTCGAGGCGGCTGATGCGGACATTTTAAAGGCAGACACAAGTGACAATTTAACTGCGGGATTCACTTCTGATGTGCATAACGCGGGCACTAAGACATCTGGGACGTTCACGCCTTCATTTTCGGATTCTAACTACCAGCGGTTTGTTCTAGGGGGTTCCGTGACTCTTGGTGTTCCTACGACGAATGGAACTTGTGTTGTGTTGATGACCAACAATTCGAGTGCCGGAACTTTAACAACATCGAGCTACAGCAAGGTGGACGGAGACGATCTTACGACAACCTCTGGGCATAACTTTTTTCTATACATTACGCGCATGACCAATGGGAGTGCGAACTTCTCATCTTTGACGGTGAAAGCTCTCCAGTAAAAATGTCCCTTTTACCTATCGTTCATGGTGGGGTTAGTGCCGGTGCCGGGACTACGAATATTACGTTTAGCAGTTTTACGAACAATTATAATTTAAAAACTGATCTCATTAACAATCATGGATACGACGGCACTAGCATAATTGACGTGGCAATTACCGTGAACGCGGGCGTTTCGATCCGCGCCAACAGTACTGGCACAGTGGCTTTTGATATCGACTTGCCGTCCGGTAGTACAGTTCTTCTCACAAACAATGGAGACATAGTAGCGCAAGGGGGCGCTGGTGGGTCGGGCGGCGGTATACCCGGATGTTCACCCCAACCGGGTGGCGCTGGCGGTGTGGGCGGTAATGCTATGAAAATTCAAGGGGCTACGGTTACCATCGTTAACAATGGACGCATAGCGGGCGGCGGTGGCGGTGACGGTGGAGTCGGTGGTGCTTGTGGTGGCACAGTAAACAACCCCGAATCTGGATGTGGTGGACAGACCGGACAGCCCGGTAGCCAAGGTGCATTCGGTTTGCCGAATAACTCGACCTCTTCCCCTCCAAACGGGCCGGGTTCTGGAGGTGGTAGTTGGGGTGCTAATGGATCGACTGGGCATCCGGGTTCAGTTCCCGATGCCGTCTGTGGGATAGTTACTGGTGGCGGTGGTGCGGGCGGACTGGCCGGAAAGGCTATCAATCTTGTGAGCGGTAGCCGTTCGATAACCGGATCTGGCCAAACTTTTGGACTTACATCGTGATGCGCGTCTTTTTGTTAATCTCCCTTTTAACGGTTGTGCTTTATGGAAGCTGTAACTTTGCACACGAACAAGTCAGAGTCTTACTGGAGTACGGTAAATGATACCGGGCAGTAACCAAGGGCCATCCGATCCAGACGTTATGGAGATGGTTCTGAAT